ATGGATGGGAATGCACGGCATAAGAATATTTCCTTTCCAGGACACAACCATGCTTCCCTTTATGATGTAACCACAATGGAACCAGTAATAAAAAAAGTATTAGAAAATTATGGGGTAGAAATTAAAACAAATACGAGAGTGGTTGATGTCGTAAAATATAGTAAAAAAATACAAGCACTCGTCATTGATAGTGGTGATGAAATAAAAGGTGATGTATTTGTTGATACTACAGGTACAGCAGGGCCCATGGGCAATTGCCTCCGATATGGAAATGGCTGCGCGATGTGTGTTATGCGTTGTCCCTCTTTTGGTCCTCGGATTAGCGTGACTGCCAAAGCTGATATTAAGGAGATTATGGGGAGAAAAGCAGATGGATCACTAGGAGCTATGAGCGGATCTTGTAAGTTAAATAAAGATTCACTCAGTAGGGAAATCAAAGAAAAGTTAGAGCGTGATGGTGTTGTCGTATTGCCCGTACCAGAAAAGTTGCAACGACTTAGTTCGTTAGGTAAAAAAGCCTGTACCCAATATGCTATTTCTGATTATGCAGTCAATCTGGTCTTACTTGACACTGGGCATGCAAAATTAATGACTTCGTATTTCCCAATCGAAGAGCTACGGACAATTCCGGGATTAGAGCAGGCGCGCTATGAAGATCCCTATGCGGGTAGTCTTGGTAATTCTATGCGCTATCTAGGCATTGCTCCATGTAATCATACTCTACAAGTAGAAGGGGCGGAAAATCTATTTTGTGGTGGAGAAAAAGCAGCAATCGTAGTTGGGCATACCGAAGCCATTATTACGGGTTTGCTTGCGGGCAATAATGCTGTAGCGTAGTATACCATTTGATATGCAATTAACCAAAGGTAATGTTGATATTATTGTTTTTATCAATCGTTACGCTTTTAACAAAACTTAATAATAATTGTCGATGTTCTTCATTTGTTGCATTTTCCCAGATCACATCGAAGTTTTTTAAAATATGACTAATTTCCTTTACGGTTACTGCTTTACTGATATTTAAGTTAAGAGTTTCATCGTATCCAAGTATTTTATTTTCTAAAAATACACGTTGCTCTCTCAAGTCTTTAATGCGATCAACAAGATCATCTGCAGATATAATATTTTTTTCAAAAGCATCGTACCACTTTTCAAGTTTATTTTTAATTGTATTGAGATCCTTAGTAGCTTGTGCTTTAGCTTTAGTGATATGTTTATTCATATTAGTATCTAAGAGGGTATCCATCGCTTCTTTTAATAACTTAGGATTTTGTCTATATTCATACAAATGTTCTACAACAGCCCTATCGATCTCAGGGGCACGTTTGTAACCACATTTACAATTAACATCGCGAATCATAGATTTAGCACAACCGTCTTGCGAATAACATGTATAGTAACCTACTTTGGGCAACATAGGTTTTCGTGGATTCTTCCATACTTTTTTCATTCTCATTCTAGCACCACATTCACCACAATAAATAATCCCAGTCAAAAGACCAGACTCAGCATCAGGGTTGTAAGTAGTTCGGATTGATTTAATCTTTTGCGCACTATAAAAATTTTCTTCTGAGATGATAGCTGGATGTTGTCCTTTATGCATCGAGTTTTTATGCTCCACTAATCCGGCATAAAAGGCGTTTCTTAAGATAGCCCTAACAGTACCCCTTATCCATTCTGTTGCGGTGCCTGGCGTGGGGATACAGCGCTCATTTAGCTCATCAGCTATATACTGATATCCCTTTCCACTAGTCAAATATTCCGAAAAAATAAAACGGACCGTTTCAGCTTCTAATTCGTTGATCTCTAACTTTCTTGTATCTCGATTAAAATTATAACCTAAAGCAATAGGGCCACCCATAAAGCGACCTTGTTTTGCAGCTTCTTTTTTACCTTCTTTGACACGTTCGACTATAGTCTCACGTTCCAGCTGGGCAAAGACTGCCATCATGCCGATAGCAGCTTTACCAAATGGAGTAGTGGTATCAAATGGCTCTGACACCGATTTAAAACCAACTTTATTAGGCTCAAAAACATCTTCAAGGAGATAAAGTACATCTTTCTGGCGTCTAGACAAACGATCGAGCTTAATTACTATAACAGCATCAATTTTATGTTCTTTGACATCATCTATTAATTTACTCATACCTGGGCGATTAAGATTTTTACCGCTGTAGCCGTCATCTATATACAGATCATATAAATTCCAACCTTGCGATTGACAATAGGCGATTATGCGCGATTTCTGAGAGGGGAGCGAAACACCATGCTCTGCTTGTTCATCCGTACTAACTCGTAAATATCCAGCTGCTGATATTGTCATATGTACCTCCTGAAACTAATAAAAAGTTATAAAATAACCACGATATTTATATTGTATCGTGGTTATTTAGCGTGTTTTTATTATTTACTCTATTTTACTTTAGCAATACGTTTATTCGATTTAGTTTTATCTAAGATAGATATTTTAATATCGTGATGAGTGACCTTGTCTTCAATACGATCGAGTTGACGAGCGTGGGCTTGTAAAGCTCTAGAGTGGTCCTCTAATTGTTCTGTTATTACTTTCATTGACGGCTTGACTTCATTTTCGAGAATGATGTTAGTTTTTGTGATTTTTTGATCAAGAGCGGTGAATTGCTCAATTGTAAACTGTTGAAAGGCAACAAGTTGTTGTTCGAGAGCTGACTGTCCGGTTTTTACATCTTGAATATCAGTTTTCACAGATTGAAGTTCATTTAAAATTTGTTTTAATATTTGCTCACTCATAGTAGTCACTCCTTTTCTTAGCTGCTATCCTATATTTCCCAAACTAGCAATATAATTATCATAAAATGTCCAAAAATCATTTTCATGTACAAGTACTAATTTATTTCCGTTTTTGCGTAATTTAATAGCAGCCTCTACTTTTCTTCCATAGCAGGAAAAAGCCCAACAAGGATTTCCTTCGTTGCCTATTATTAAATATTCTGTACTAGAAACTACATTATCTTTATAGTAGCCTCCCAGAGAAGTTATGATACTTGCAAAACCAGTTCGAGTTAATTTTGAAGATTTGCCTGTAAAACAGAATGTTTTTTCAGCAATTGAAAGATCAGGATATTTGGCGCAAACACCAAGCTTAGACATATCTTTTTTTATTATTGCTATATCAGAACAATTTATGTTTTTGGAATTTTTGGTATCAATAAAATCAGTAAAGAAAGCTTTCAATAATTTCTTTTCGTCATCATCTAATATACCGTCTTCTAAAACTAATGCGGTCAAACTATATAATTCATCATAGGGGTAAGTTGATGATAAATGCTTATTATCATCTAACCAAGCTTGTAGACCTTGAATTTCTTGAAGCGTAATTTCGTTATCTGCCAAAATACCATGCAGTATTCCATGAAGTTGAAGTATGTCTTCAGTAATAACATCTTTATATATATTATCGGTAGTTAAACTCGTACACAGCCAGTCAAGGTCTTTAATTTCTTCTGGACCAAAATAGCCATCATCAATAGCTTTAAGAATGGTAGGAATTAACTCGCAAAATGGATGCTTGTTTAAAAATTTATTATGAATTTTACACCAGTTTTTTAATTCATCTAACTCTAAAGAATTGATTGCTCCATCTATAATAATACCTTTCAAGATCCCTCTTAAGGTATAAAGAGATTTTTGTATATCATATTTTGAAGAAAATTGAACATGGACATTTTTATCATAAGCCTGTGTTCGCTCAATTATTTTGTGCGAAAGTACAGTAGGGGTGATGTTTTTACTCTCACTATTGCAGTAACAACAAATATTACTATCTATTTCATGGCCACAATCTGGACATCTCATAATAAACGCCTCCAATATTTTTGTATTTAATTGTATTTCCCTCTTTGTGATAACTTCAATGTAGTTCTAACATCCCTTGGTAAAAACTTTTACTTTCCCACAGCGGCCGCTTGTTCATCATCGTCTGGGGAAATAGTATCGGCAACTTTATGCATAGTATCCTTTTCGTTATCCTTCATTTTTCGGTATTTTTCAATAAGTGCTAGTTCATCATCTGAGAATTGTGGAGAAGTTGGATCGAGTTTAATTGGGGCGGGTTGAGGAGTGCTTAGTGTAGTGCTACTTGATGCAAGAAATAACTCAGTGGCCATAATGTTTAGACCAATTGCCAGCTTCTCTATTGTTTCAAGCGTAGGAGAAACAGGTTTTTTGGTTTTTCCATCATAACCTTTTTCTAAACTATCAATATATGAATGACTTAGATCGCAGCGCTTTGCAAATTCGCGTAATGATAAGCCTTTGTCTTCTCTATTTTTTTTTATAAAATCGCCAAGCGGATTCATTATCATTATTCACCATCCTTATGGTTATAATTTTACCACGCTTTGTATGAAATACCGTACAAAAAAACATAAAAATAATGTACTGTATACTTGACAATGAATAATTAAGTATGGTATTCTTTACATGTAAGGTATACAGAACAAACGGAGGTGGTGAAAATGCTAGAAAATAAAATTGCTGAATATAGAAAAAACAAGAAACTTACACAACAAGATTTAGCGGATATGGTAGGTATTCAGCGTCCATATTTATCGGATCTTGAAAATAGTAAATATGAGCCAGGTGGATTATTGATGTTGAAAATAGCAAAAGCATTATGTGTTGATGTTAATAAAATTTTTTTTATCAACAATGTACAGTATAAAGAACAAATTATTGATGCTGAAACAAGTTGTACAGTAAACCCAATAAATTTAAGTGCCTGAGGTTGGAATGAGAGGGATTGGAGAAAGGGGGTGAGAGAGAGGGGGAGATAGCTTCTAGAAGCACCAAGTTAGTTAGAAAGGAGGGTGGGTAAATGTTAGCTAAAGATAAAACCGCCACTACTGGTAATAATGACGGAAAGGAAATCATTAAAATAAAACTCCAATACAGAAAAGAAAATAGTGATCTGCAAATAAATACGGATTTCATTTCTATTGAAATCGAGGATCACCGAATAAAATCCTTTCAACTAATTGAACAGCGAGATAATGGCAAAGAAATAGAAATGACCACGATTCCAGTCGAGGTCATTCAATCCCGTGTTTATTAGATTAGTTCAATAGCAATGATGAGATCCAACTTGTCGTTATCATCTTCCAGTCTATGAATTTTTATTAAACCATCATTTTCTAATTTATCCAGATAGGAACAGATGAGATCTTGGTTATCAATAGCGTAATGAGTTTTAAGATAATTAAAAATGTCAACAAAACCTATCACATTACCTAATTTATCATAGTTGCGAATTGGTAATGATTTAATAATTTCCAATAAATTGATTTTCATAAATTCACCTCCTTTCTGAGGTGATAATTCGACAAAAGGCATTAATTACCTGTATTAAATTGCCAAAGAACTAACTTAGTTTTATGAATTGCGACTTGTAGCGATGTACACGCGCTCGGAGTGCATCAACAGAGAACAAGTAAGTTGTGTAAAAAAAAGTAGGTTATTTCAGCAAGGGATGCTAAACCAGGTGGATTACTTATCAAGTATAATTTCTCCATATTTTTTTTCATAGCTTTGTACATATTGTTTTAGAATCAGTTCAGCCTCCTTGCTTAAGGAGCGACCATGATTATGAGCGAGGCACTGCAGCTTTAATTTAAGCATGGCACTTGCACGTACTGTGATATGTGGTAATTCAGATGCCATTTACAGCGCCTCCTAATAGATATTCACATTAAATAATAGCATATAGTAGGCGGTAGAAGCGGGAAGTGGATCGGAATGACGCAAAGTGACGCACTTTGGGTTGTGATACTGGACAAATAGTAATGCATAGATTATATGGGGGTGGTGAGGATGACGAAAAAATACAATGTGACAATAAGCTATGATCCTCAAGCCGATCTAGATAAATTAGCAAGAGGATATGCAATTATTGTCAAAGTTGCTAAACGTATCGCTGAGCAACGTAAGTGTGAACAGGCCGGTTAAATCCGGCTGGATAGATATTGGACAAGCGTTTTAATAAAAAAGGCCCGTCTAGTGGACAGGCAAGTGGGGGTGAGGAAATAAGATGTTGTCCTCTTGATTAAATTATCTCATAAAAAGGAGTGGATTACAGTGTTTACTGATACACGAAAGAACCGCAAAATGTCCCAAGATGCGGTTGCTGGCGAGTGTGGAATTGACCGAAAGCGGTACATGAAGATTGAAAATGATAATACCCTGCCAGATCCCCATGAATTAATCGCAATCGATCACTGCCTAGAGCAGCATGGTAACTTAATTAGGAATTATTGCAGCTGCCATTGTCCAGCTGGAAAAGCAATTGGATTGTCCTTCGAAGCAATGCCACCGCTGCTGGCAGGAGTACAAGTGATGAAGTTCCTGCGGGATGCTGAGAATACTAGGCCGGAATTAGAAGATATTTTGTCCGATGGAATTATTGACGAATATGAACAGGTACGGTTTGCGGCAATTTGCGAGAAGTATTATAACCTCGCGAATGCTATAACATCTCTAGTAATGCATAAAAAAACCACTTGCGTTGGCGCGCAAATGGTTTTAAGAGCTTAAACCGATTAAATTAACACTCCGATTATAACACGCCGTGTAGTCGGTGGTCAAGGAGGGCGTTATTCATGAGTAAAATGACAGTTGAATCTTTTCTAAGGCTGCACGTAAAGCAACTTAGTAATGTTGAGTATAAAAAAGGTTATGAGTATGCAAAGCGATGGTTAGTAGAAACATTGAGACATATGAATATGTCGGATCTATTTGGTCTTTTGCGATCGATGAGAAACATTGGCTTTAAGGAAAATGATTATTACGCAATTGGGCAATCACAAGTGATATTAGAGATCATCGGTGAACGTCTAGATGGAGGTGTAATGATTGTATCTAATTAAGCGTTTAAAAAGTAAAGTTTGCCCTTATTGTAAAACGATAGGCGAGGTAATGCGGATGCATAATCAGACCGATTTATGCATGCAATGTCCTAAATGTAGAGCAAACTGGTATACGCAATCAGGTATATGTCCTGATTGCGGTAATCCAAACAAGTATCTAAGCGATGGACCATGTGTTGAGTGCTATAAGGATAGAAAAAAAGAAGTAAGGCGGGTGGTATAAAGTGGATAAAAAAATAATATCAGCCGAAGAGATAAGGGAAGGAATTAATGGTTATGGATGTTCTTATTTTATTGGCAGGGTATCAAGTGTTGTAGAATCAGCTCTTCTTGCAGGTGAGCAGGATATACCTATAGACAAATTATTAAAAGCGTTTGAGGATGCAAAAGAATTTGCCCAGCGGGAAGGGGTGGGTTAAGTGCCATGTAAAAATTATCAGCCGCAACGGTGCGGAACGTGTCGTTCCTTTGATCGTGAAACTTATCGCGGTATGGGTAAAAAAGTATGTTATGAACTGCAACGTGATGCTAATGGCCAGAAAGTTGCAGTCCAGGTATCGGAAAACAAAAAAGCATGCAATAAGTTTCGTATCGCTAAAAAAGTAGGAAGAGCGGTGTGAGTAAAAAAGTGATTTAAATTGATTGGAGTGGAAAAAATGAATCCTTATGTATCAGCTAACGAAAAAGCACAATTGATCAGGGTTATCCTGATGAGGGACGTGCTTAAAGATGCTATTGAGGTATATGAAGGCTTAGATAGTACAGATAAAGCCTTTCTTACAGAACTACGTCATGGTAAGACTAGGGTTGAAAAAGCAGTGAAACTACGCCGCCTATCTCTTGATAATGAGGCAGATGATAAATTAATTGCTTCAGCTGGTAAGCTGCACCCTATGTTTGTACCGACGCCTGAAGCTAAGAAAATCAACAAGGAACTATTAGAATTGCAAAGTACTTTGCCTATGGATATTGAAGACCTGCAAGATTGGTATGGGTTTATGATCGAGTTTACATGTAAAAATTGTACCAAAGCGGATTATACTGAATGTCCGGCGCGCCGAGTGCTAACTAAATATGAAATTTGCCCGATGGATCCAGGGGCGATAGATAAGTGCCAGTATACTTATGCTGCTGAAGTCACGGTAGTTGATCCTGCGGTACCAGGAAAACTTATTGAAAAGCCAGAGTTTGCGGAGCTGGGTAGCGTGTCTTTCCATGAACATTATGCGGTAAAGAAACAAATCGAAGATTTGCAGGAGAAGAACGCCAAATATATTGAGCGCAACCAAGAGTTATATGCTGAAATTTGTAAGCATGAAAAGTTTCAAGCTGAACTCATGGATATTTTTTATCCTGATGATTGTCTAGATAAAAGTATGAGTGAAAATATTATGACTGCCGTTCATGAAATGGATGATTGTTGTAAAGAACTGAATACCCAAATAATAGAACAGGTGAAGGAATGCAATATGTTAAGAGATCAATTGGCGGCTCTTAGTGGATCAGAGGGCAGCAACAAAGAAAGCACTGTTTATGAAGATGATTCACTCCCAGTATTCCTCGGACTCAACAACGGCAACAAACTTGAAATATTCCTTCCGGAAACTATGGCAAAAAATCTTATAGCGGAGTCCCAGCGTCCACGACTATCCAGAAGTATTTGCGCCAGGTACGTAGATGGTGAATTTGTCGCTATTGACCTGCAAGAGGTCGTAGCCATGCGTGTTTCTGGCTTGACAGATGCTGATTATATAAAAACACAACATGGACAAGCTACCTCCATCAATGAGCGCGGTCGCTTCCGTGTTGAGTGTTATTGTGGTAATGAATATTTCGCTGACATGTACGACGGTTTCCGGGAAGGACGAAAAAAAGCGCGTTGTAATGGGTGTGGTCAAGAAGTATATCTCGATCCAAAAGCGGATAAGGTTATTGATCCGAAAGATGGAGTGGAAGCGGTATTGTTGACTAATAGGTATTCTGTTAACCAAGAAGTTCAAAAGAACGCGCCAGTGATCGATACCGATATTCCATCGGATTCGAGTGAGTTAAAAGCGGTACCGGATTTAAGAACCATTAAGAATGTTGGCCGTGACTATAAAGATCCGTGCCAGCTGTTAGGTTAGGAGGGCGGGTATTTGTGGGAAGAAATCCAAACTGGACTGCTGCAGAAAAGGAAACGCTTGAAGAAATGTGGGGAAAATCATCAATACCATATATTGCAAAAACTTTTAACAAATCAATCGACGCAATAAAACTAAAAGCCGGAAGAATGAATCTTGGCCCTCATTTGCAAGGCGGAAAAGAAATTACATTTATGGAGTTAATGCGGGCTCTAGGTAGAACGGGAAGTTTCGGTTATATTAAAAATTCATGGCCAGAACATGAATTCCCAATGCGATATAAAAAAGTTAATCAGTGTAAATTTGCAGTAGTTGATATTGATGATTTTTGGAAGTGGGCTAAAAAGCATAAATGGTTACTTGATTTCTCAAGGTTTGAGACAAACGCATTAGGTAAAGAACCAGGTTGGGTCCCGATTAAGCGCAGAGCTGATATCATGGCCGCCAAATATAAAACCTCTCCATGGACTAAGACAGAAGATGATCATTTAATTTCATTGCTTAATGCTTATAAATATGGATACCGCGAAATATCTATAAAGCTTTATAGGACTGAAGGAGCAATAAAACGCCGAATAGGTGATCTTGGATTAAAACAACGACCGATTAAAGCTGATAACCATACGCCGTGGACTATGGAAGAGATCGAAATTGTATTTAAGCTAGTCGAAGATGGTTATAAGCCCCAAGTTATCGCTGAATATGTAAATCGATCAGCGCTGGCGATTAGAGGGCTACTTGAAAGAACTTTTGAGAATGAGGTATATAAAATGGTCGTCAAGTGCTGAGGCAATTATAGGAGGGCGGGATAATGCCCTTCATATTTTTAAGAATATAAAATGAAAACCCTTACAAGCTACTGCAAATAGCCTGTAAGGGTTTAAAAAAAGGAACTTCTTTACTAGAAAACATCTTAAGAAAATTTTACCAAAAACTAGTAAAGAAGTCAACTTAAATTAGACTTTTTAGAAGTCTGTATACCTTGTTAAAGGTATTATTTTATCGACATATAGCTTGATATGAAGCTATGAATTATCTAGTACTAGCATATGTAATTATCAAAAAACTATGCGTGATAACTAAGATTATTTTATAACTCATACAAAATGTATGTTTGGTTCAATGAGGAGAGTTGACCATGCCGTATATCGAGGAAATTGTGATAGCTGGAAAAACCATTGAAATATCAAAAAAACATTCTTATCGGTATATGAGTAAGAAAATACCGAGAAGTGAAAATAAAAATCCTACTCCACAAGATGTCAAAAAAATAAACGAGAGAAATGCTGAGAATCACCTTCGTAGATTAATAAATAATAATTTTCAATACCAAGACATTCACCTAGTACTTACCTATAGACGGGATCAAAGACCAGCAACCCCGCAAGCGGCAAAAGAAGATTTAGGGAAATTCTTAAGAAAACTACGAGACTATTTTAAAAAACGTGGAACTAAGCTGAAATATATTGCTGTTACAGAATGTAAAAATAAGGCCATACATCATCATTTAATCATTACTAGCATGGATACTCGTGATCTAACAGAATTGTGGACATGTGGACAACCTCGTCCAACGTATTTAGACCGTAGTGGACAATATGGGAAATTAGCAAGTTATTTGATCAAAGAAACAAGTAAAACCTTCAATTCAGATGATAGTGTTCATGGGAAGAGATATTGTGGCAGTAAAAACCTAGAGCAACCACAAATAATTAAACGAGTCGTATCAGCAAAATCATGGAAGAAAGAACCTAAAGCCAAGAAAGGCTATGTAATAGAAAAAGGTAGTGTCCGTAGCGGAATCCATGAATTAACTGGTTATCCATATCAATTTTACCGAATGATTAAAATACCAGGCAGAAGCGGAGATCCAATATAGATCAAAGTTTTTCCTGTTAAATACATAGTATCAGATAACTTTGTCAGATAGGATGCTATTATTCCGACAAAAGTACCTTGATTAGATTATCACATAAAAGGCAGAAATAATCAGTGCTTGGTGATACATGACAGAGTTGCAAAAAGTACCAAAAGAAGTACAGAAAAGGGGGAATTTAAGTGAATAAGGTTATATTAGTCGGTCGTCTAACGCGTGATCCAGAGGTGCGTTATACACAAACTGGTAAAGCAGTAGCGTCCTTCAGTGTGGCAGTTGATACAGGGTTTGGTGAAAATAAGCGGGCAGATTTTATTCCTATCATAGTATGGGATAAGTTGGCCGAAATTTGCGGTAACAATCTTACAAAAGGTCGTCGTATTTTGGTTGAAGGGCGCTTACAAATCAGAAATTATGAAAAAGACGGGCAAAAAAGACGTGCTGCCGAAGTCGTTGCCCAACATATCGAGTTTTTAGAATCTAAGCCAAGTGGACAGACAGCGCAACCAGCAAAAAGCCCTGCAGATGAAATGGGAACTGAGGTATATCCAGAAAGCGAAGAAGAAATACCTTTTTAAATAAGCTCCCACGGCAAAGACGCAATAAAAAGAAAGCGGAAAAGATTATGCAGCGGGGGCGGTGTAATGGAAATAAATAAAGCAATTCAGATCATAGAAGATAATTTCCGTTTAAACAGCGATGACTATATAAAACTACTGGGTATGCTCCAGGAGCTACAACAGTACCGAGAGAATGCAAGGAGGGGCATGGATAATGCGACAGATCCGCGCAAGCAGTTCGTGGAAATGGCTACGACGTAAATACCGTATCCTGGCGTATGTAGTTTATAGCGATGGTAGGCGTGAGGTAATAATGGGGAGGGCGGGATAATGAGTAATATAGTTGAGCGAATCGAGAATAAAGAGTTTGCTGTTGTTGTCTTAGATATCACTGATTTTAAGCAAGAGGGAAAAGTCACACCACATACCGTTTATACGCATGAAATCATGCGCTTAGCAAAATTAGGACAGCAAGCTGAATACTGGAAAGCAAAATCAGAAGGTGAGCATCTGGCAAGAATGGCTTTGTTAGATGAGTTGGATAGTTGCCAATGGATCAGAGTTGATGATCGACTGCCGGAAAATAGTACAGTGATATTAACTTATGATCGAGAAGGAATTGGATTGCAAGTATTTTGTAATGAATTTAGCGAAGATGTTGATAATATGGTTACACATTGGCAACCGTTACCTAAACCACCAAAGGAGGAAAAATGATATGAGTTGTAAATGTGCTACGTATGATGCTGATGATGGACGTTATAGTTGTTCTGTATCTGGTAGCGGTTGTATGTATATGATGCCCGATTCTAAAAGGTGTGCAGAAGAGTATGGAGAGGGACCGGACGTTGAATCTGAGATGAAAATCGAAACCGTAGCTATTAGGGAATGGAAAGGTTGCTGGCAGGGGGAAGAAAAACTTTTACGGCAAACGGTTCCTGCTGGTGGTTATGTTATTACTTTTCACAAGGGTACAAATCCACCATACAAAGTCGAGCATTATAACACCATCGAGGAAATTAAAGAAAAATATCCGCAATACATTTGGATGATGCCAGATCAAAGAGATCCGTCAGACATTGTATTAGTTGACATATAAACCACGGGAGGGGCGATATAAAGTGATTAGAATAAGAAAAGTAAAAGTTACTTCTGATAACAAAATATCTATAACCCATGAAAAACAAGTAAGAACAGGTTCATGGGATGAATATTCATTTACTTGTTCAGACCAGGCACGACCTGAATTTTATCAAGCAATGGGAAGTTTAGCACCATACGTTATTCAAATGTGTGAGCTGCCAGACGAATACCTTGAAAGAATCGAGGTACGTAGCGTATCAGTATCCTATGGCGGCGAAAATGAAGTAATGGGTGCAACAATCACATCGCAAATGAAACTAAGTAAATCAAACTGCAATTTAAATCTAAATACTCCTCATAAAGCATCTGATTCTTACTCTGATGCTCCAGCTGATGAAAAGCAACTTTTACCAGAAAAGTGTACTGAAGCTTTATATAAACTATATGACGAATGTGAGCTATATATTAATGGCGATAGAGCACAGGGCAAGTTATTTGATGTAGCATAATTTATAAGAAATAAAGGGGGCGGGGCTATTGTTAAGTACTCCATATTCAAGCAAGGGAACGGCAAGAAGCGGAGCCAAAGAGTTGGCTGAGAAAAACGGATGGACTAAGTTCATGTTACTGGTAGACCTAAAAGAACGGCAGTATCATTTCTCTGATGAAAGCAAGAATCCGGAGCCTAAAATGATCGTATTTGCAAAATATGAATTTAAAAAAGGAAAGTGGCAAGAAAAACCTTTAGCCAAGACAACTAAGAAGGGAGCGTAAAGCCCGTAGTTATACAAAAATATTGAGAAGGTGGAATAAAAAATGAAAACAATTTCAATTATCAACCTGAAAGGCGGCGTGGCTAAAACAATCACGTCTATCAATATGGCCCATATCCTCAGTAGCCTTTATAAAAAGAAAGTCCTGTTAATAGATAATGACAAACAAGGGAATACATCAAAATTTTTCAGGGTGCATAGTTACGATCAGCCAAGCATTGCGGATGTACTTGTAGAGCGAAATTACGATATCAACAATGTAATCAAGAAAACGGAATATGAGAATCTAGACATAATCAGCGCAAACATGAACCTTCTAAGTGCAAATTTAAAAGTAATCATGGATATGTCGCGCCAGCAGCAGATCATACTTAGAAAAGCATTGGAGCAGGTGCAAGATAAATATGATTACTGCATAATCGACAATGCACCGGATATTAACATTAGCGTAATTAATGCTCTTGTCGTATCCAACGAAGTAATAGTTCCGATAAAAGTAGATAAATTCTCTTTTGACGGTCTAGACCAGCTTATAGATCAATTTGAGGATGTAAAAGAATTAAATCCATCAATGAACTTTCGAGGGTGTCTAATTACTAGCTTCATTAAAAATGACGTAAATATACAAGGTGAGGAATACTTAAACAGCCAGTTAAAATATCCGATGTTCACTACTCACATTCGCCGGACGGAAAAAATAGATGAAAGTACATTCGCGAGGCAGCCTATCACGGAATACTCACATCGATGCGGAGCGGCCAAAGATTATTTAACGTTTATGAAAGAGTATTTAGAGGAATAAAAAATGTGTCCAACTCGGACACATTTACAGGAGGGGTATAAATGGCACCGGGAAAAGGGAAGTTTAGTATTACCGATTTACTAAATTCAAAATCAAATACTACTCAGGATATAGACGTTGACATTAGCGAAACTACAGGGGCGGGTAATGATTTCAAGGTTGATTTAATCAGTGTCAATAATCTAGAACCGTCGGAAGATAATTTTTACTCAGTGGAAGATGTTGCTGACTTAAAGGACTCTATAGAGCTGCTGGGTGTACAGCAAAATTTAACCGTCAAACCAATCATTGGCACTGATAAATATAAAGTCATCGCAGGTCATCGGCGCAGATTAGCAAGTTTACAACTGGTGGGAGAAGGCAAGGAGCAGTTTGAATTAGTGCCTTGCCGAGTCGAAACAAGCCTAGACGAAATAAAAGAGAAAATAATGCTAATTTATACAAACTCTACCACCAGGCAATTAAGCGATTGGGAGAAGGTTGAACAGTTAGCACAGCTTAAAGAATTATTGAAAGAGTATAAAAAGAATCACGATCTCCCTGGGCGGGTACGCGAATTATTAGCAGAGGCATTAAATGTATCAGTTACTCAGGTCGGGCGGATCGAGAGCATAAACAATAACTTGGTGCCAGAATTTAAAGATGAATTGAAGGAAAGCAATATAAGTTTCTCTACGGCTGCTGAATTATCACGCTTGCCAGTGGAGGACCAAAAAGTAGTATATGAGCAGCATAAAGAAAGCGGTACCACAACTATAAGCAATGTAAAAGCAAAATCGGCAGCAGAAAGACAGGAAATCATACCAGCAGAGAAGATCACTGTAATTAAAATAACGTATCGAGAACGAAAAATGATAGACGGTGCCAGTAATTATATTCGTGGTGTTTTAGTACATGCAATAAAGAAAACACCAACCATGAAACAGGAATTTGAGGAATCTATTAAAAAATTATCATTGATTGAGCAATACTTGGAGGTTGAATAATGGAAAACGTAATTGACTTATTAAAAACAGTACTAATAATCTGGGTTACAGCTGGTGTTGTTGGTATAATTGCAATGATCTATGTAATAAAAAATAATAATAGGTTTTTAAAGCGAAAAAAGTGTGTCCAACTCGGACACATTCAGAATTATGATAAAAAACGATATAAAACATATAAATTTACTGATGAAGGAGGAAATATAAGCCAATAATAAAAGTGGAGGTGCGATCCATGCAAGATAATAATAGGTGCATCCAAGGGGAACAATGTAATTGCCGTCATAATAAGAATGGAAAGTGTAATATAAAGCCGAAACCAGCTAAAATCTGTTTAGGCATTATATGTATGAATATGGTTAATTGATTATAAAGGGAGGCTAGACCTCCCTATCGGTATTTAATAATTAGTGGGGTGATTGAGAATGAATTTGGCGACTATCTCTGATACAGAACTAATAGACCGAATTGCTAAAGCCACTCTAGAATATAACGATAAATTAAAAGTTAAAGCAGTAAAATCTAGACATGATCGTAGGCTCAGGAATACAAAATTATTACTAAAACATTATAATCATTTAAAAGATCATATCGATAAAGCGATATATTGCGGAGCTGCTATTGACGTTTTAGATGAGATTGATGATATCGATGAATTTATTTATATTAATTCAATAAAGAATTCCATCAAGAGAACGAATATAATAATGTCTCATATTAGAGCTATGTTAGAAATTTATCAAATATATTGTGAAAAAAATGGAGATATTGAAGAACGAAGAAACCGGGTATTAAGAGAGTATTACTTTAACAATAAGAAGCTGGGAGACATTGCAATAGCAGAAAATGTTGATGAAAGGACATGTTTAAGAGATTTGAGGGCTGCTGAAGATAGATTAAGTGCTTTGATTTTTGGGATTGACAGTATTCGTGAAATGTCGGAATCGTGTCTGGACAGTGTCTAAACGAATGTGTTAATATGTAACCAGTGAAGATTGTAAATAAATACTAACAAACGTGAGCCGCTTACAAATTTGTAGGCGGTTTTTGTCATATCTAAAAAGAGGTGGCATTATAAAATGACGATGGTAATGCAAAAAACCAAGAGAATAAGATTAACAGGAAAGCAATTAGAAAAATTAAATAACGATATCCACTATAGAGACGGTCATACCTGCATAGGGTGTGGCCGTTATGTTTTGCCAGGAGTTAAATTCCATCACGAAAAAATAGATGGCATAAAAGAAGACAAGATTGAATGTGGCGTAACTTTGTGTATGGATTGTCATTATGAACGGCACCACGGGCGGGACAACAGTCAGGATATTAAACAACAATGCATAGACTATTTACGAGGATTATATCCAGAGCATTGGGGGAGTGAGATATGTTAAATACTCTGCTGAGCAATATTGATACTGGCATGTATGATGCGTATATTATTGCTACCTTTTTTGTGATGACTTTACTATTGATGATTTGGAGGCGGTAAAATGTTTATCTGGTTAATTAGGCGGTGGTTGCGTGTCAACTAACTACGATCATAATACATTACCAGAATTCATATCAGAGGACTTAGAACCATCTCAGCTATTTCAGTTAAGTTGTAAACTATCGAATGAGGTAGCACGATTATCTAAAATAGTTGGTGGGTATGAAGTTGCTTTTAAAACTGCTCAGCGAAATTATAAAAATCAATTAAGTGAAGAAATTGTATTACATAGAGAAGTAAAGACCGCTACCGTTTTAAAGGCAATAGCTGAAAGTGAACCATATGTAAAAGAATTAGCCGTTATTTTAGATCAATCAGAAGTATTGTTGATCATGGCTAAAGCGGAACTGGATGGACGCGATAAGCAATACCAAGGAATAAAGAAACTAATTGATCTTAAAGTCCAGGAGTTAAGAACATTTAGAGGATAACAGGAGGACACCATATATGCCATATATGCTATTACACTGTAACAACAAATTATGTAGATACAATGATAATCAAGCACTGCTATGTGGTGCTACTGATATTCACTATGTTGATAGGTTATGTATCACGTTCAAGTCACGATGACGCACAACAGACTTACAACGTGCTGAGCAAAGTCCATGCCAATGGAAGTCTGCTGATGATGGCAATGGTTACACTCTTAGTATCTTAGGAGCGATCAATGCAATAGCTACATGGCTTGGCATCTGCCTTGTTGTTGATACTGACAATGATACGTTCTACTTTAAAAAGTCTTGGTGGTGATCGTCACTTGGATATTTTAGGTACTTCCTAGGGGGTGGGAGCCATACGGGTCGCCAGAGCCCCGAAAACTCTCTCTGAAAAATTGGTTTTTTTCGGTTGACAAACTGACAAGGGAGGTGGTGCATAAATGAATGCATAAAAATACAAAAGATACTGCGAAGCCAGAAAATACCTTTATTTTTAGTAGTGCTGAGATATGTGAGTTTTTTGGTATCTCACGTGAGACTTTGTCAGGTTGGGCAAAAAAAGGTGCACCAAAAGAAAGTCGAGGAAATTGGGACCTAAAAAAATTGGTTGAATGGAAAATTGGGGCTGGAAATAAAAAAGAAGATAGTCCAGAATTACGGAAGTTAAAAGCGGATGTAAGGTACCGTGAAACAAAGGCTGATTTGGAAGAAATAAAAAAGCTAGAAAAGGTAGGTCAATATGTATCAGTTGATGATGTTGAAAGTTCTATGGCCGAGGTATTTCTTAGAATAAAACAAGGGCTGTTATATATGGGGCATCGGATTGCAACCGAACTCAACGCCCAGTATCCAGAATTAGCCCTGGACGCAAAGAGGTTAGTTGATGAAGAAGTTACGAAAGGACTTACTCAGCTTGCAACGACAGGAGAATATTCTTCTGCAAAAGGGAGCAGGCGTAAAACAAACACTACATAAAGCAATTAATAAAGCATTACAGGTATTTTTGCCTCCAGAAAAATTGACCGTTTCAGAATGGGCAGACAAACATAGGGTGCTGTCATCGGAAGAAACAAGTAGACCAGGTCTGTGGGATACGAATACTGTTCCATATATGCGTTTTATAATGGACTGCTTTAATGATGACCAGATACAGGAAGTAAGTCTTCTAAAGTGTACTCAGATCGCGGGTACTGAGGGATTATTAAATATAGCCGGATATATTATAGACCAAGATCCTAGCAGAATTATATATGTTTTACCTGATGATGACTTGTGCAAAGAGTTCTCAGATATGCGTATGCAAAAAATGCTAAAAAACTGCCCATCATTGGCTGAAAAATTCGATGCCAATAATAGTAAAGATACGCTTCTAAAATTTAGAGGCGGTTTTTTATTATTTGGGTCAGCTCATTCACCAACAGATTTAGCAAGCTGGTCCTCCAGAGTTGTTATCCTTGATGAAATAGATAAGTATCCTCTGTGGTCAGGACGAGAATCTAGTCCGATAAAACTTGTTACTGAACGTGCGAAAAACTGGTGGAATAAAAAGATTTTTAAGGTATCAACCCCAACATTAAAAACAGGCCCAATATATATGGCTTATGAAAAATCAGATGCCAAGTATGAGTATCGTATGCCATGTCCACATTGCGCTCATGAACAAATTTTTAATTTTAAAAATATAAAATGGCCTAAAAAAGAGGATGAGAGTTATGATATCAATGCTGTTTATTACTCAGCTTATTATGAGTGTGAACATTGTCATGGGCGTATTGATGACCGACACAAGCCAGGAATGCTTAGAGCTGGACGTTGGGTTCAGAAAAATAAATTTACTGGGCGTATTCGCACTGTAGGTTTTCATATCAATTCAATTTATTCGCCATGGTTAACATTTGGACAGGTTGCTGCTGAATTTTTAAATAGTAAAGATGACCCTGCGGATCTAATGAATTTTACCAATAGTTGGTTGGGAGAACCTTGGGAAGATAAGGCTGCAACGTTAGATAGTAGTAAGGTTCTTGAAAAACAAACGGAATTAGAAGAAGGCGTTGTACCTGATTATACTCAGCTGATAACAGCCGGAGTCGATGTGCAAAAAAATAGAATGTATTGGACAATCAGAGCATGGGGAGCACAGTATACCAGTCAAAATATTGCTCATGGCATGGTAGAAACATGGGAAGATTTAGAGTTTATCATGAATAAACATTGGCCTGATACTAATGGTGAACTAAAATGGCAAGTAAATTTATGCGCAATAGATTCAGGTTATGATACTGAAAATGTATATGATTTTTGTCTTGTAAATCAAGATTGGGCTGTACCTGTAAAGGGTTCATCCACTCAGATGGTTGCCAGGTTTAAGAAAAGTATAATTGATAACATTTCGTCTAAATCCTATGGACAAACATTGTACATTGTTGACGGAGACCAATATAAAAACGTAATTGCAGCTAGGTTGAATCGTTCTGTTGGCACTGGTTGCTTTATGACATTTAAAGATTGTGACTTAGATTATGCAGAACAGCTTACCAGTGAGCATAAAATAAGGACTAAAAAAAATAATCGTGAAGTTGAAACTTGGGTACCAAAAACTTCACATGCTCAAAATCACTATTTAGATACCGAAGTATATGCAGCTTTGGCTGCTGATTTGTTACAAGTGCGCTATTTGTGTGAAATAAAGCCAGAAGTTCAATCCAATAGTACTATAGGGAACAAGGAAGAAGACGAAGATTGGATTAAAGTGAAGGAGGATTGGTGATAATCGAACAGTTACGTGTACAGTTAGAGCAGATTAATCTAGCGATTAGCAAAATAGAAAGTGGAGCCCAGGAATATAAAATAGGCAGCCGTATGATACGGCGTGGAGAACTTGCAACTTTATATAAAGAGCGTAGGCAATTGCAAACAGAACTATCTCATTATGAAAATAATGGTGGGATCTATGCAACTGCTTTTTATCGTTAGGAGGTTTTTAAGTGGAAGAGAAACAACGTTCTCCTAGTAATAGCGGCATGAATATGCTTGATCGGGCAATAAATTGGGCTAGTCCTAAGTTGGGATATGCACGTATGGCATGGCGTGCTGCCACGCGGGGAGCCTATAACGCAGGAGATATAAGTCGTAGCTCAGAGGGATGGGTTCCTGTAAATGCCAAAGCTGAACAAGTGAATCAACTTCAACGCGATTTTGTAAGGGCTAGAACAAGACATGCTGAGCGTAATAGTGACATTATAGGAGGCATTGCAGGTGTCCTGGAAAGAAATGTTGTTGGTATTGGCTTTAGGATACAGGCACTGACAGATAATGAAGAATTGAATACTACTTTAGAAAATAGTTTCATTGATTGGCAGAAGCCAGCCAATTGTGATGTTACAGAATCGCAGGCATTTTGGGAAATATGTAAAATGAACGTCCGTCGTACTGAAGTTGACGGTGGTATTTTGTTGATTAAAACCTATTCAGGGAATAAACGTTTCCCTTTTCAACTGCAGCTACGTGAAGTAGATGATTTGGACAGCAATGGCATCATGAAATATGGTGAAAATGCAATAGTAAATGGTGTTGAAGTAGACCGAAAACAAAAGCCAATAGCGTATCATTTTAAAATATTCTCGGCTGATGGTTGGTTTACAGGTAAAACGGAACGTATTGTTGCTAAAAATGTATTTGCATTGTGGAAAAAGACACTACCATCACAAATCAGAGAATTTTCTCCATTAGCACCTGCTATTACGAGGATTAATGATACGGAAGAGTATTTAGATACTATTTCGATCAAGGAAAAAATACTAGCAAGCTTTGCGGCTTTTATAAAACGAACCTTACCTAGTGGCGGTACACCAGGGCGGGGAGTATCACAAACGGTTAATAGCAAAGAGTATGATCCACAAACAGGCTATAAGCGCAAAAGGATCACACCAGGTATGCTAATGGATTTACAACCGGGTGACGATGTAACCTCTGTTGTACCAAATGGGCAAGCAACAAATGCTAAAGAACTGACGACTTTATTTCAGAGACTCGTTGGAGCAGGTCAAGGGCTTAGTTATGAATCCACCAGTCGCGACATGAGCGAAGTAAATTATTCATCAGCTCGGCAAGGCTTGTTGGAAGATCAAAGAACATATGCAGATTGGCAACAATGGTTAATTGATCATTTTTTAGGCAGTGTTTACGAAGAAGTAATTACTAGTGCAGTACTATCTGGTGAGATTAATATTCCTGACTTTTGGCAGAACAAAGCTAAATATTTAAAACACAAATGGATTGCCCCAGGGTGGAGCTGGATTGATCCAGTGAAGGAAGCGAAAGCAAATGACATAGCAATGGATACGGGTCAAGATAATCTTGCAAATATATGTGCCCGTGTTGGTTACGATTGGCGTGAAATCATGGAGCAACGCGCCAAGGAATTTGCTTATCAAAAGCAACTAGAAGAAAAATACGGTATCACTATGGATAGTGAAGGGGGGAAGCAACTTGCCATCAATAACAAACCAGACTCCAAAGTGGGCAAAGGATCTTGAACGTAGTTTTAATCTTACGAGAGCGGCCATTGATGTTGACAAACGAATGGTACCGCTCTCTTTTTCGAGTGAAACTACAGAGGTAACTCGATGGGGAGACGTGGAGATCCTTGATCATTCCCCAGGGGCTTGCGACTTAACTCAATTAAACGATATCGGCGTACTATTATTTAATCATAATGTAGACGTACCGATAGGTGGAATTGAGTCTGCTGTTATCGCTAATAATCGAGGAGAAGCAATTGTTAGATTCGACGCTGATGAGGAAAGTGATAAGTACTTTCAGAAAGTGGTCAGCGGAACATTAAAAGCTGTTAGTTGCCGATATACAGTCAGTGTATGGGAACAAGTGTTGTCTAATGCTATTTCTAGCTGTGGTCGCTTTACTGGACCGTGTTATATCGCACGCAAATGGAAAGTAACTGAAATATCAATTGTTTCCATCCCGGCTGATTCTTCAGTTGGTGTTGGACGTTCTGCTGAAACTGACGAAAGTCGTTCAGATATAGAAGAAAAATTAAGGAGTGAAGTGAATATGAATGAACCATTAGAAACCAATCCAAGTACGCCAGATAATGAAGCAATTCGTGCCCAGGCTATTGCTGATGAAAGAACACGTTCAGAGGGGATTATGGCTTTATGCCGTGATTTTGGTATTGATCCTGCTGAACATCTTAGAGGTGGTCAAAGCATACAAGTAGTACAATCTGCTGTATTAGAACAATTACGTAAAAATAATCAACCTTCATCCACGACCAGAACGGAAGTGAAAATGGAAGAACGTGAAAAATTTACTCGTGCCGCTGCTGATGCAATTTTACTAAGAGGCGGCGTAATATTGGATAAGCCTGCAGATGGTGCGAGCGAACTACGATCAATGAGATTGCGTGACTTGATGATTGATTGTGTGGAGCGCGAAGGTAACTCAAAAGCACGTTACTTAGATGATGCTGGGCTGATCCGAGAAGCATTAACTGGGGCGGGTGCTTTTGCTGGAATTTTATCTAATGCCGCGAATAAATCCTTGTCAAACGGTTATGCAGCGGCAGAAACAACATTTGAACAGTGGACTGGAACGGGAAGTAATCCGGATTTTAAAGAGGCAACCGAATATAGGCTATCGGAAGCTGGCGAACTTTTAAAAATGACTGCTAGTGGTGAATTTAAGCATGATGAGATGAAAGATTCCGGAACAAAAAAATCAGTGCTTACATATGGCCGTTCTTGGGGGATTACCCGTCAGGCATTAATGAATGATGACTTAGGGGCATTGACTAAAATTCCTGCCGCTTATGCAGCAGCAGCAAAACGAGGTATTAATACTCTCGTATATGCAACACTAGGCAAAGCTAATGCAAGTATTTTTGCAAGCGATAAAGGAAATCTAGCTGCAAATGGTTCTGCACCAAGCATTATTAGTATTGGTGATGGACGGGCTGCTATGAGAAAACAAAAAAACTTGCGAGGGAAAGAAACTTTAAATATCGCGCCTAAGTATATACTAATTCCTACTGGCTTGGAGACTGAAACTGAACAGTTACTGACAAGTATTACTGATCCAGCTTCGTCTAATTCTGGTGTTCGCAATCCGTTCACTGGTAAATTAATTCCGATCTGTGATGCTGAACTTGATCAATATTCTGCAAATGCTTGGTATCTGGCAACACAAGCAGGCTTAGTTGACACAATAGAGGTAACATATCTGAACGGTCAAAAGAGTCCTGTAATTGAATCACAGGTTGCTTTTGATGTATTAGGCATGAAGTGGAGAATTTATATTGACTATGGTGTGACGTTACTTGACTTCCGCGGTCTTTATAAAAACCCAGGGAAAAATTAATAAAAAAGGAGATGATTTGAATGTCTAAAGCAGTATTTGTCCAAAAAGGAGATATTCTAGACTTTACAAACAGTGGTACTACTGACATTGAATACATGGAAGTGGTGGTCGTTGGTGCACGTATTGGAGTAGCCCAAGAGCCTATTGCAAAGGATGCTACTGGATCAGTTTCAGTATCTGGTGTATATCAAATTCCTGCTGATAGTACCACGGCTTTTGCTGTAGGAGATGAATTATTTTGGGATAAAACAAATGGAAAGGCCATTAAGACCGCTGGTGGTATTTCTGCAGGATGGGCGTTTGCTGATAAAACAGTAGCTGGTATCGATATTTTGGTGAAAATAAACTGAGATGGGATTTAAAGAGCAGATTATTGACGATATGAATGTTTTTTTAGATCTCGATGTGTTTGCCAAATATCACAATATAAATGGGCAGCAGGTATTGTGTATTATTGATAACGATGTAAATAAACAGCGTAGCGGTCGTGAATCAGAACAATATGATGGGATATTTTTATCAATGATAAAAGTATTTGTAAAAATATCAGATCTAACCAAAAAACCAGTGTACGGCAAATTATTCAAGATTGATGATAGGCCATATACCATTATTGAATGCAGTGAAAATACTGGTATGTATGAAATTACATTAGGGTGGAATGCGACATGATACGATTTGACGAAAGTCAAATAAGGCACGCAATGCAAGTACTGCAACATTTGCCTAGCGAAGTGCCTAAAGTGGCATCGCGAGCTCTTAATCGTGCGGCAAATAGCGTACGTACTACTGCTGCGCGGGAGACATCAAAAGGGTATGTTATACGAGTTGGTGAAGTAAGAAATACAATAAAAATTAATGGGGCTACTGCAGGTAAATTGCATGCTGTTGTAAAAGCAAGAGATACTCGGAGACCTCTTATTAATTTTAAAGTAAGAAGTACACCTAGTATGCTAAAAGTCGAAGTAAAGCGTGGTCAACAAAAGAACTTCCCAAAAGCTTTCATAAATAAAGGCATGTCATCAGGGAAATTACATGTGCTACGTCGGGTTGGGAGAGATCGATATCCAATACAGATAAAGTACGGCCCATCTATACCGGAGATGATTGGTTCTCCATCTGTGAGCAAATTTGTAGAAGATAACGCCGTTGAAACTCTTGAAAAACGTCTCGACCATGAAATAAACCGCATCTTAATGAGGTGATAATGATTGACACCGCTAATTTTATTAGATGAATTATGCAAGGAACTTACTGGCATTGTTCAAAATTTTCGACTACAAACCACAAAAAAAACGACAATTCCTCCTAGAGTATGGCCGGGATATTTACCAACCAATGATAATAATGAGAATGAAGATGAAGAGGTAACATTCCCATATGTGATTGCCCGGATAATTGATGTAGAGGATAAAGAAAAAGAGTCTATAGCAAAAATCGTCATCTTAATCGGTACTTACTCTGAGGATGATGATTTTTGGCGTGATTGTATTAATGTTGGGGAGCGTATTAGACAAGGATTACTGATTAAGCGGCAGTTAGGCAATCAATTTAGGATGAAACTTCCTTTGAAGCTGGAATGTCCAGATGGAACGCAACAACCATATCCTGAAGCCATTGCATGGCTGACAACGCTTTGGCATATTTCGCAACCACAACAAAGATTAGAGGAGGGTATTTATGGCGAAAACATTCCCGGACGCAATTAAACGTCCGGAACAATTAATTTATATTGGACCTAACCTACCGGGTGGAGTATTGCAAAGGTACACTGTATTTAAAGGTGGCATACCATTGCACATAGCTGAAACAACTGAAAAATGTCCTGCAATCAAGGGGCTATTCGTTCCGGTTAATCAGTTATCGAATGCCGAACAGTCTTTAAAAACGGCAGGAACCGTGGAGAATACGCTGTTTAACGCAGTAGTAGACCATGTGAGAGGGGGCAAATAACATGGCATATAAACATGGTGTCTATGGGTCAGAAGTGCCTACATCATTAGTTCCAACAGTAAAAACATCAGCAGGGTTGCCAGTGGTATTTGGGACAGCTCCTATTCATATGGCTAAAAACCCTGTACCAGCAAATAAGCCTGTTTTATGCTACACATATGCAGAATTTGTTGATCAATTCGGATATCACACGGATTGGAGTAAATACACACTCTGCGAATTTGCGAAATCACATTTTGCATTGTTTAATGTGGCACCAGTGGTCTTTGTAAACGTGCTTGATTCTGCAGTCCATAAAACTGCTGTACCTACTAAGACGGTAAACCTTGCATCAGGGGTTGGTATTCTTGATGAAGACGGAGTGTTACTGCCTACGTTAGTTGTAAAGCTAACTGCTGAAGGCAGTCCGTTGACTAAAAATATTGACTATACAGCGGCATTCAATGGAGATGGCAAAGTTGTTATTTCTCGAATTACTACAGGAACAATACCGGATAATCAGGCAACGTTATTAGCTACATATACGAAACTCAATCCTGCAGTTGTTGCCAGTGCTGATATTATTGGCGGCGTTGATATTGAAACAGGCAATTACGAAGGTTTAGAACTGGTTAATAGGGTTTTCCCTATGTTCCGTATAATACCTGGTCAGATTGTTGCACCTGGTTGGAGTTGTGATCCTGCGGTAGCGGCAGTAATGACAGCTAAAGCTAGTAATATTAATGGACATTTTAAATGTATTGCAGTGACGGATGTTCCCACTGATACCGTTAAAAAATATACCGATGTGGCAGCATGGAAAAATGATAATAATTATGTGAGTGAACGGCAAATTGTTTGTTGGCCACTAGCGAAATTAGGTAGTGAGGTATTCCATTTAAGTACTCAAACAGCGGGGATTATTTGCAAGACTGATGCAGCCAACGATGATGTACCTTATGTAAGCCCATCTAATAAGTCGTTACAGGCAAACGGTGCTGTAATTTCAGATGGTACTGAGGTCAACCTCGGTCCCGATCAAGCAGCGTACATGAATGGGCAGGGTATTGTTACTGCTCTAAATTTTGTCGGAGGTTGGAAGCTTTGGGGTAATCGTACTGGTTGCTATCCTGGTATTACAGATCCAAAAGACGCATTTATCCCCATTCGACGTATGTTTGACTGGATCAATAATACGTTAATTTTGACGTTCTGGCAGAAAGTTGATGCACCACTTAATAAACGGCTAGTTGACACAATCCTAGATAGTGCAAATATCTGGTTAAACGGACTGGCCGCTAGGCAAATGGTTTTAGGCGGGCGGGTTGTACTACTAGAGTCGGAAAATCCTACGACTGATCTGATAGATGGCATTATTAGATTTCATGTCTACCTTACGCCACCAGGACCAGCACGGGAAATTGACTTTATCATTGAGTATGATCCTACATATCTTGCAACATTGTTTGCGTAAGGAGGTAAAAAAATATGAATGAGATACCTGAAAAACTAATAAATCTACGTGTATATCAGGATGGTAATGATCTTTTGGGTGTAGCTGATGCAGATTTACCTGACCTTGAATACATGTCTGAGACGGTCAAGGGGGCAGGGGTAGCTGGTGAAGTGGAATCCCCTACGATTGGTCATTTTCAGAAAATGACCTTAAAGTTATCGTGGAGAACGGTCACTAAGCCTCTTATTTTCTTGGCAAAACCAAAGATTCATGCTCTTGATTTACGAGGAGCAATCCAAGTTTGTGATCCAGCAAATGGTGAATTAAAGGTCAAAGCTCTGCGGGTTGCTGTTCGCACATTACCTAAGAAGACGGGGCTAGGAAAGATGGAAATGGGCGGAGCAGGTGACGCATCAAATGAATTTGAAGTAATTTATATTAAAATCGATCTCGATGGCGAAACGCTTGCAGAAATTGATAAATATAATTATATCTGCATCATAGATGGTACTGATTATCTTGCAGAAGTTAAGAAAGCACTAGGATTATAATAATGGCCCCCTTTGCATTGCATTGGGGGTACTATTTTTAGGAGGCGGTAGCATATGAAACATGTATTAAAAAAAACTTTCACTTTTGAAGGGAAAGAGTTTACAGAAATCGATTTAGATATTGAGGCGTTAACTGGTGATGATTTGATTAAAGCTTCAAAAGAGGCGCGAATTTTAGGGGACGTTGCTCCAGTACAAGAACTATCAATGACATATCTTGCAGTTGTAGCAGCCAAAGCAGCAAAGGTTCCCGTCGATATGATTAATGCGCTTCCTGCTAAAGAGTTTTCAAAGGTCAAGATAGTGGTACAGAATTTTTTGCTCGAATAGGGTTGGGTGAAAATCCCCATAAAACAATACAAAAAATTAGTATACGGTTATCGACTACGAATTATACGCCAGTTTCCTATTGGGTTTCATTGCCGATAACTGAATTACTTTCTTGGTTAGACTCTGCGCTTCAAGTTATAGAAGAAGATAAAAAAAAACAAAAATAAAGGGGCTAAATTATGGCACGTGTATTCGATATTGCATTTAATTTAGCGGCAAATTTAGGATCAAGCTTTAGCAGTACTTTTGGATCGGCATCTAGCCAACTTAGAAATTTGCAAACAAATGCCTCTACTTTAAGGACAAGCATGCGTGAACTGGAGAGAGCGCAACGAACAGGTCAGATATCAGCAGCTGAATATGCTAACCAGCAACGTAGATTAGCTGAAGAGTTAGCACGTACGGAGCGTGCTCAGCGAAACCTTTCAGGTGCTATGCGCGCTCAACAGAATGTTAGTAATTTTAAAGATAAGGCTCAGGGCGCGATGACTACCGCTGCAATAGGGGTGGCCGCGTTTGCTGTGCCGATTGCATCTGCTATTCAGTATGATAGTGCTATGACGGGAGTCGCGAAGCAAGTCGATGGGGCAAGGGATGATGCCGGAAATCTAACAAATGTTTATTACGAAATGAGTCAGCAGATCATGCAAGCAAGTAAATCGATGATGATTATGCCTGATGTTATGGCAAAATCATTTACTATGGCTGCTAAATCAGGTGTTAAAGGTGCAGAAAACATCGATAGATTTGCCCGCATGGGAATCATGATGGGTACAGCATTTGAAGCTCCAGCAGAGAAAATTACAGAGGATTTTGCAAAAATTGGTAGTGCTATTGGAATAAATTTAGAGACTAAGGAAGGTATTGATAAGCTAGAAGAATTAGCTAATGCCGTCAACTACCTAGATGATCAGACGAATGCTAGTGGTGCTGATATTATTGATGTACTTAAACGCACCGCGGGTACAGCCTCATCATTACTACCTACGTTATCCGATAAAACTCTTGCTGGTATGGCAACAGCCATGCTGCAGATGGGAGAAACATCTGAAACAACGGGAACAGCATTAAATGCGTTATTTACAAAAGTGGCAGCGGCTCCTACGCAAGGTAAACCGTTCCAAGAAGCGCTTGCACAAATCGGATATAGTGCAGAAGAATTGCAAGCAGGAGCGTTACAAGATGCCGAAGGTACTATGTTAAATTTATTTGAACGTATAGGACAACTGGATGGTGCAAGTAAAAACAATGTTTTAGCAGAACTTTTTGGAGCTGAATATATTGGAAAACTATCTAAAATATCAGGCAATTATGATCAGTTTGTTGAAATTATAAAAAAAGGAAATTCTGAAGCGGCAAAGGGTAGTATGGCAAGAGAGTTTGCTATACAATCGGATACCGTAGCTAGAAAATTAGAAGGTGTGAAGGTAGCCGCAGCGCATTCTGCAATTTCCATGGGGCAGATTTTACTGCCTGCTGTGATCGAAGTTACACAAAAAATTATGGAGATATCAAGTAGGTTTGCTGAATGGTCAGTTAGAAATCCTGAACTAACGAGTTTAATAGTAAAAACAGCGGCAGGGGTTGCAGTTTTATCATTAGTTGTTGCAACTACTGCATTTGCTTTTTCATCAGTGATATTGCCACTCATGACTTTTGGCCGATGGATGTTTATGGCTAGGATTGCAACTGATGGTATGGTATTATCTTCTCGGGCACATGCTATGTGGTCAGGGATTTGTTCCTTAGCTACTAGCGCGTGGACAAGAGTGCAATTAATATGGAATGCAGCAATGGGAATTGGTAAGATTCTATTATCGGTTGGAATGATGGTTGGTTACGCTGCCTGGGCAGGGATTTGTGCTACTGCGACAGCAGCATGGACAGGCGCTCAATGGTTGTGGAATGCGGCACTTACTGCAAACCCTATAGGGTTGGTTATAGTAGGTATTGCTGGTCTAATAGCGGCGGGATATTTATTGATTACTAACTGGGATACGGTAAAAACTTGGTTTTCTTTATTGTGGAATGATCCAATGGCTGCGCTATCATCATTTGCGAATGGAATTATGGAAAAACTTTCAGGCCCACTGCAGTGGTTAGAAGAAAAATGGAATGGATTGAAAAACCTATTTGCAGGTGGCTTGGACGGAGGTAATATAGGGGCGCATGATGGCAACATTGCTACACCAGACATTGCATCGAATGCTATCGGAGGGATATACAATAAAGGATCGTTTTTAACTACGTTTGCAGAAGATGGGCCAGAAGCAGCGATTCCTTTAGATGGTTCGCCACGTTCCATGGGGCTATTGGCGCAAGTAAATCAGATGATGGGATTTGGCACAGATCAAAACAATGGAGAGGGTGAGGCAGTCCCACGTTCCATGGGGCTATTGGCGCAAGTAAATCAGATGATGGGATTTGGTACAGATCAAAACAATGGAGAGGGCGGGGCAGTAGGTTTATTATCGTCTTTTTCTAACCAGCAGAGCAGTAGTAATAGTGGTGGTGGGAATATGGTCCAGATTGATTACAAGCCAGCAAATATTTATATTTATGGCAATCCAGAACCTGGGCAAGTACAAAGCGAAGTTAATAAGGCTAATAGTTCCTTCCTTGACTTTCTGCACAATGAAAGGCGGCTGAGTTTTAACGATGGCTAAAACTTATACGACCACACAAGGCGATACGTGGGATATTATAGCCTTACGACAAATGGGCAGCGAGAAGTATATGAGCGCACTCATCGAAGCTAACCACCAGCATAATTCAATAGTGATTTTCCCAGCGGGTGTAGTAATAACTATTCCTGAAACGACTATTCGAGTGGCTGCGACATTGCCACCATGGAAGAGGTGAGATAATGTCACTAGCAAGGCGTGCGCGGGTAACTATCACTTATGAAGACAAAGATATATCAAATGACTTGGCACCATTTTTAAAGTCATTCGAATACAGCGATAATGCGGAAGATAAGTCAGATGAGATCCAAATAACGTTAGAGGATCGCGAAATGCTCTGGATAGGTGACTGGTACCCGGCTAAAGGTGCAAAACTATCTGCTGCAATTATTGTCATGGAGAACGATGCCGAACAAAGATTACCTTGTGGCACTTTTGAAATTGACGAAATAGAAAGCACTGGACCGCCAAACGAAGTAAAAATAAAAGCTGTTTCAGTGCCATTTTCAAGCGGAATCAGGCATGACAAGAAAAATAAACCTTGGGAGAATGTAACATTATCAGCAATTGCGAGCGATATATCCACCCGAGCAGGTTTGCAACTTTTTTTTGATAGTGAAGATGATTCTAATTTTGACCGGGTAGATCAGGTAAATCGGGGTGATTTGACATTTTTACAGTCGTTATGTCAGCGGACGGGGCACAGTTTAAAAGTCACTGATGAAAAAATAGTTATCTACGATCAGGAGCAGTATGAGAGTCAAGGCGCAGTGTTTACGCTAAAAAAAGGTAAGGATAATATTAAAAGCTATAGCTTTGGCAGTAAAAACCTGTCAGTCTATAAAGCCGCTAGTGTCGAATACAATGATCCAAAAACAGGTAAAACCCATAAAGGCGATTTTGATACAGAGGGTGAAGGCCCCACACTAGTTATTAATGAACGCGTGGGCAGTGATGGCGAGGCTGAAAAACTGGCGAAAAAGCGATTGCGTCAGAAGAATAAAGATGAAAACACAGCTAAAATAGATCTTAGTATAGGAGATATTCGTTTAGTCGGTGGTGTGAATATCATGGTTGAAGGTTTTAAAATCCACGATGGTAAATATGCAGTAACATCAGCTAAACATACTGTATCAAACAGTGGTTATGGTACCGATATTGAAATTCGCAAATGTTTGGAGGGTTACTGATGGCTGAAATGGATGAAATTGTGAGAGTAGGAAAGGTTGTGTCGATTGATGAAAAAGCGCACACGGTACGAGTTCAATTACCAGACCGGGGCGGCATGGTATCATATGACTTGCCAGTATTAGTGTCTGGTTCAGCGGACGTACAAGACTATAACCTTCCGGGCGAGCATACCGATGTTGTTTGTATTTTTCTTCCTAACGGCCAACAACAAGGGTTTATTTTAGGGGCTTATTATACCGAAGCTAATAAACCGCCTGCCAGTAACCGCAAAAAATTTATGAAAAAATTCAGTGATGGGACTACTCTCGAATACGACAGAAGTAATAAAGTATTAACTGTGACAGCTGACGGTGGTATCACTATTAACGGAAACATAACAATTAAAGGTAACCTAACCGCTTCTGGCTCTATCACTGACAGTGGTGGCAATACAAACAATCACAGCCACTAGGAGGTAACTATGGAAATTCAAGTCAGTACTTTGACTGCATCGAAAGAAATAAAATTCGCACCATTGACTGAAATTGAAGAAATCATACAGAATGTGCGTACCATAATAACGACACCGATCTATTCCGTACCACTCGATAGGTTATTTGGCACTAAACAAGAAATGTTAGATTTACCTATGCCAGTAGCTCAGGCTCGTTTGTCAGCAGAAATTGTGCAAGCTGTACAAAGGTTTGAGCCAAGGGTAATAGTAACGGAAGTAAGTTATTCAAGTGAAGGCATTGACGGGCGGCTGCATCCAATAGTGCGGTTCAAAATCAAGGAGTGATGTTAGATGATTGGAACATTCGGCCCCGTGACATTTGAAGTCTCTGCCGAGAAAACTCGTACATTTGACGACTTCAAAAGGAAGACATCCGTAAAGTTTGAGCAACATGATATCGTTGGCCTGAAGCCAAAGTTGGAATTTGTTGCTCCTGGACTGGATGAAATTTCATTTCAGGTCATTTTCTCTGCGTTTCTAGGACTAAGTCCACTAAAAGAAGCGGAGCAACTGCGCCAGATTGTTCAGAAAGGAGAATATTATCCATTAATTATTAAGGGGAAAATACTAGGGAATTTTGTTATTGAGTCGTTATCTGAAACTTGGAAACATCTTGATAAGGAAGGGAACGTTCTATATATTGCAGTGGATATAAGTTTAAAAGAATACTATGTCGAACCTAAACCTATAAAAGCTAGTACAAGTACATCCAGTGCAGCAGCTGCTGTAGCCAAGGTTGATAAGATAAAAGATGCCATTAAGGATCAAGCAAAAAAAGCAGGTATTGATAAATTGAAAGATATAGCCGCGCTTGCTAATGCCGCCATGATGGCAGTAAAAAATCCGATGTCGGCTATCATTGGTGTCAATAGTTTGCTCAAGAATGTTCAAGGACTTCAAAATGTGGCAAAGTATGTTCAAATGGCAAAAAATAAAGACGTAACGGGGGCACTAAATCAGTTAACAAGTGGAAAGTTAGGAGCATATAAAATAGCTGGAATTAATGTAATGGATCTAGCTAAAAAATCCCAATCAAATCCTAAAGACGCTTTAATTAATGTGCTTAGCGGTGTAGTCAAAGTGGATCCAACTAACAGAATTGAAGTGGCTAAGAAGTTGTTTGGTGAAAAGGCCGCTGGCCCTGTATTACAGTTAGCCAAGAAAACGGAGGAATTAAAACAGGAATTTGACAAGGGGGTGATTAACGTATGATCGCGGATTTGCCATCTATTGAATTTGCTGATACGGATGCTGGAAATATCGAGAAATCAATAATAACAATGTATGAAGCTATTGCTGACCGGACGCTTGCAGAGGGCGATCCGGTCAGATTGTTTTTGCAGTCTGTAGCAGCAATCATTATTCAGCAACGAGTATTGATTGATTATAGCGCAAAACAGAACTTATTAGCTTACGCAACAGAGGAGTATCTAGAACACTTAGGTATTTTAGTAGGCGTAACGCGCCTGCAAGCCACTACAGCCAAAACAATGCTACGGTTTACATTGTCAGTTGTACAACCACAAGTCATTACGATTCCAGCAGGCATTCGGGCTACAACTTCCAATAGAATAGTATTTCAGACAAGCAGTACTGCAGAAATTTTAGCAGGTACGATGTACGTTGATGTTGCTGCAGAATGCACGGTTATTGGTACTATTGGAAATGGGTATATTGCCGATCAAGTCAATCAGTTTATTGATCCTATCGCTTGGGTGCAGTTAGTAAGCAATATAACAGAAAGTGCTGGCGGATCAGATCTTGAGAGTGATGACAGTCTACGCGAACGTATTCAGCAAGCTCCTGAATCATTTAGTGTCGCTGGGCCAGATGGAGCATATGAGTATTGGGCGAAAACGGCATCACAGCAAGTGATTGATGTTGCTGTCTATAGTCCGGAACCAGGTGTAGTAGAAATACGGCCCTTGCTGACTGGCGGCGAAATACCTGGGACGGAAATATTACAGGCTATCACTGATGCTTGTAATGATAGGTCGATTAGACCACTCACGGATAAGGTTGTTGTATTAGCCCCTACGATAACTCATTACGAAATAAACCTTACGTATTATATTAATAGGGATAACGCGACAACCAGCTTAACTATTCAGCAGGAAGTCAATCAGGCTGTGAGCGCCTATATGATCTGGCAAAAATCAAAGCTAAAGCGTGATATTAATCCATCAGAATTAATTTGGCGTGTACGCGCTGCTGGTGCTAGTCGTGTGGAAGTGACTTCGCCAATATACTTGGCATTAGAAAAATACCAAGTAGCTGTGGCCGAAAAGGTTACTATAAATTTTGGGGGCCTCTCAGATGGCGACTGATATCACACAAATAAAACTGATCGATCTGGTACCTCCTAGTATTCGAGATGATCAGAAAGTGCAAGCGGCAGCGGCGGCAATTGATAAAGAGTTACAAGCTGTGACTGCTAATATCTCACAAACAATATTAATTGCCAGGATTGATGAACTTTCAGAACCGGTACTTGATCTATTGGCTTGGCAGTTTCATGTTGATTTTTTCGAGCCGATAGGCTTCAGTATCGATAAAAAACGAGCAATGATAAAGCAATCAATTGCCTGGCATAGGCACAAGGGCACACCTTGGGCAGTAGAACAGGTAGTTACTGCTGCATTTGCTCGTGCAGAGGTATTAGAGTGGTTTGATTATGGTGGAGATCCGTACTATTTTAAAATACGAACAATAGATATCCTTACAAATGATGAAGCATATCACGGTTTAGTTAGGGCGATAAATACAGTTAAAAATACTCGGTCATGGCTTGATGGGATTCAAATTCACAGAGAAATCGATCAGAATATTAGTATAGGATTGCTATCCGGTAAAGGAGGCAAGCAAGTTATTGGCTTGCCATACAATACAAAAGCAACTATACCTAAGATGATCGGTATTGCGAACCGAATTGGCGGACGCAAAAGAATAGATATTTCGTTGCCTACACTCGCACCAGTGACAATGTTTTTTGGTGCTGTTTTACGTAAAGGTGGAAAAATTACAATAGAAAGGAGAATGTAAATGAGTCAATATAATGGAATGACATTGACGGCGGCAGGACTGCAGTTAGAAACTAAAGCACAAACTGGTGCAACATTGCATTTCACGAGAGTTGCATTAGGTGATGGTCAACTGGCGCAAGGACAAATATTATCAGCGCTGAGTGATCTAATTAGTCACAAGTTAAATTTACCAATCACGACACTGGACGTTACTGGTACTGGTACCGCACGCATGCAGACTGTGTTGCAAAATTCAGAGCTGCAAATAGGTTTTTTTGCTCGCGAAATCGGTGTGTACGCGACTGATCCAGATGTGGGGGAAATATTGTATGCAGTGGCCAATGCAGGAGATATGGCTGATTATATTCCTGCGGGTGGCGGTGCTGACGTAGTAGAGCTGATATTAGAGGTTGTAACGGTAGTTGGACAGGCTGAAACAGTGACAGCAAATATAAATACCTCACTACTATTTACTACCCAAGTAGAATCGTTTGACCATTATAACAGTACTGACCCTCACCCTAACGCGCCTAGCCTTAGAGCGGCTACCGCGTCGCCTACTCACTTTTGGGGCCAGGTAGGGGGGGATAATCACTTGCACCCTGTAAGCCTAGACGCAGCAAAGGCTATTATTCTAGGCGGTGATGGTGCAGACATATCAATCATGCGTGGTCGCATCGATCAAACCGAGCGTGAAATGGCGAATATAGCATTGCGCTTGGAGGCAGAGGGCATCTATCCCGACTACAATACACTATTGGCAGAGGATTTTAAAATCCCAGACTTGGTTGACCAGTTTAGCTGTGATATTACAAGTATTGTAGCCGGGGATGACAGTATCGACGTATCGACGCTCAGAGGAATAGTACCAGGGGCTTGGTACACAATCAGTGATGGAGTAGGACAAGAAAGGTGTCAAGTCAAGTCAGTAGTCAAAAACGGCAGCACTTACAGACTGATTATGATGGCGGCCGTAATTAATACTTACGTATCAGGGCAGGTCACTATGTACAGGACAACAGCGCAAATACAAACAAATTCCGGGCAGGCTGAAGGTTCTGGTGATCGACGGAGTGCTGTTTGGCAGCCTGCGTTAGTATGGACAGGAATAAACTCGAATACTTCCGCGACTTTGCCATTAGTGACTACTGCTAGCAATGCGGGGGCATTTACAGCTAGCGGCGATATTGGGTATACGGCAGATGGTGCTGTAACTTTGGTTTAGGAGGAGGGATATTATGGCTTTTAAATTAACAGACGTAAACGGTTACGGTACTGGCGCACTGGGCGACGTAACAAACCCAGCGGGGCAAATAAATAGTTATGCAAACGTTACAGCAATGACCGCGAACAGCATTACCATAGGTACACCAGCAAACGGGGCCTATGAAACATTTACCGTAGGTAAAGAAATTTTACTGCACGTAGCGGCCAAAGTATCGGGTACTGATACTACGTATTTGGGTAAGTATATAGTAGCTACCATAACGGCAGTAGCCGGGTCGGTGCTGACAATAAGCAGAAATCCACTAACCGACCTTATGCCTAGTGCTAGTTTGACAACGGACGTAGTACAGGCAATAACAATAGCCCAGTTTAATACTCTAACCCTGTCCACGGGTAGCGTAGCACCTTTAGCATACGTAGTAGCTAATAAATACGGTGGAGTTTTAGCGATAAAATGTAAAACCAGTCTAGTATTAAGCGGTGGAAGTATTAACCTGCTGGATAAAGGTATACCCATAGCCAGCACAGCTTTACGGCCGTTACTAGAACAGGAAACAAACGCAGGAAAAACAGGCTGGGAAAACCACGTAACAGCTAGGCAATTGTTAATGAATTGTGGGGACGGAGTAGCTTTTATAATTACCAATGTCACGACAGTATCGGGAACGGCGTCCAGAATTGGGGCAGCTGCGGCAGGGGTGAATTACTTTCCGTATGGGGTTAATAAGAATACAAACGCGGAAGTAAAAGGCGGCAGTACGATTTTGCTAGTTTCGGCCACTATTACGGGTTTTGTTCCGGATATTATTTCTAAAGGGAAAACTACAGGCACAGGATTAGGACGGTGTTATATCGCTACAGAAACGGCGCTAAAAACTGATGAAGGATTGTATGCACAAGATTGCATTAGTAATAAGTCTAGGCTTAAAACATTAGGTATAAAAGATTTTGGTAACGGTGTGTTGGGGAACGTGGTTAATCCTACAGGGCAATTAAATAGTTATGCGCGGGTAACTTCGATAACAGGTAACGTGGTAGTAATCGGAACCCCTGTAAACGGTGCATACAATACTTTTACATCTGATTCCGAGGTAATGTTTCATGTATCCGCTAAAATTACCACAGGTGATAACTCTATGCTGGGGAAGTTTTTCTTAGGGAAAATATTATCAGTCAGTGGTAATAATATTACACTTGCTTCCGCGCCCGCCTTTAGTGTGTCTTTGACGGATTATATCTGCCAGTTAGTGACCATTCCTTGCTTTGGAAATTTGACAGTAGCAAATAGTTACACAGGGACGTTAGCCTGGGATGATACTAAAAAACTAGGTGGTATCCTAGCTTTAAAAGCAAGCGGTACTTTAAATTTAACGGGTGGTGTGCTAAATACAGTAAATAAAGGATTGCCGTTTAATGCACAGCAAAGGCCATTACTGGTAAATCAATGTTCTGGACAACAAAAAGATTACCTGCCTATCAATCAGAATGGTGGCGCAGTACTGCTAATAGCAAAACAATTGACTGGCGATGCTCTTAGTAGGATTGGTGGTACATGGAGTGCCAGTTTTTTTGGTGGTGCTAGTACTAGTGGTAGCAGTGCAGGGTACTGCGGTTTTGCTAGCGGGAGTACTGGCGGCGCTGGTTACGGTGGCATAGGGGGTATTGGAGTTCCTGGCACTGGCATAACTGGGGATACTGGCGGGGCTATGGGTAGCGGTTACAACGGTGGTAGTTCAATTATGATTATCGCAGACGCGTTATCTTTACCACTAGTAGCATTATCAACTGGTGGTAAAGGTGGCATTGGAATGGCTGCGGGTGGTTGTGGTGCTGGTACG